GGATATAAATTTCATCTGCGGCACTTCTAAGTTGAATTTGACTAGAAGCATCAATTAAAAGAATTCCAGTTCCTACATCTTTAATATGACTATTGGAACCTGTATGGTAAATCTGTAGGTCAGAACCATTACCAAAGATAGCTTTCTCACCATCAGGAAACTTGACATCGCCATTCGCATCCGCAGTGACAACCTTAGACGCTTCTACTGTGCCAAGGGTTGTGATGTCGTTGTAGTTTAGCTCTGCCGCAGATGCAGTGAGGTCACTAATCTCTGCAACACTAATAGCCCCATCAGCCAGAGGATTACCCTCTGCGATTAGGTTTGCTAAGTCTCTTGCTTTTGTCATGCTACACGTCCTCTAACCATATGGCGCAACGCATATTGGTGAATCGGTTAGCCCCAGCACTTAGTGAATCTTTTGCTCTCAACTTTAATACTTCACCAGCACCCATAAAAAATGTTTCAGGCCCATGTGTAAAAGTCCCATAACCTTGGGTGTTCCAAGTAAACTCCCTTAAACTATCGTTAATATTTTGTGGCGTATTGTTAGCTGAAAAATTTTCGGGGACAGCGTTCATAGTTTTACCGTAAGCTGGGGTGGTTTGGCCTCCTCTATCGTATGGAACAGTCGTAAAATCGGCGGGATTATAGAATGATATTGTTCTTACATCGCTGTCATCAATAAAACCTTCCCCGACCATATGTTTTCTTAATGTCGTTGCGCCAGAATTTTGGGAGTACAAAATCCAATACAATTTGTTTATTTTGTTGCTAGTACCGTTAATGCTCATATGAAAGCTATCAAACTTAATCTTTGCTAACTTCCCAGAGGGAACAGTATAAATAGTTTGCTCGCCGTGATTAAGGCTACCTGTAGATGTCTGATAAGTAGCCTCTACGTTTGCGAATGCGAATGTTGTCATTTTTTATTCTCCCTATTGAAACAAGTTGCCATTGAACAAAGCGCCGCCTGTAGCGACAGCCGCCCATGTTGCGGTTGTTCCGTCTGTTGTTAGGTAAAAATCCGCATTACCCGTCTGAGAAGGCAATCCAGCCCCCGCTGTGCTTAAAGCCGTAACAGTCGTTGCATCTACTGACGCAATATTACTTAACGCCCTGCTATCATCTATGACGGTTGTACCGCCTACCTTAATCGCCATCTTCGGATACTCCTATTAGCTGATTGTTGCGTTGGAATTGACGTTGCCGACAACATCGAGGTTGCCAGATGCGTCTAGTTTCATTTTGTTGGAACCGCCTGTGGCGAAATACAAAGAGCCGCCAGACTCTACGATTGTCCAGTTAGCCCAACCAACAGAGCCGCCGCCTGTCATCTGTAGGTTACCCGTGGTATGAATCCGCACGGCCTCTGTATCAGACCCACTGCTCTCTCTGATTATCGCAAGATTACCACCAGTAGGGCCACTAGCGTGTAGCTTCCAACCATCCCCACCATCAGGTACGTTATTTTGTGTTAGCTTGATCTGAGGTATATCTGTAGCTGGTTGAATTTCTAAGGTGGCATCGTTCATTGCAGTAACACCGATACCAACCCTGCCATTGCTGTCGATACGCATACGTTCTGTAGTTGATACATCAAAAGTAATACGGGGGGATGTGCCTGCACTACCTTCGTCCGCTGCAATATTTACAATACCAGAACCATCTGTAGCTATCTGTGCATACGCATTCGTGTCTGTATCTTTTAGTTTTATTAAAGCAGTAGATGCTGCTACAGTCAGACCCTCGCTAGTGATAGTCCCATTGACGTTCAGATCACCCGTCATAGTATCGCCAGCTACTTCAACGTAACGAGCATCAGCCTGTGACTTAGTGTATGTATCAGCTACTACGAATGTACCATAAGCTACGATGTCTACAGTATCACCTGTTGTAGCGCCTGTAGTAAATACAACAGACGTACCACTTGTAGCAGTAAAGTCTGTACCACTAATAAGCTTCACGCCATTGAGATATACATCTACATAGCCGGGATCATAAGTTGAAGCAAAGGTAGTTTGACCTGCAGTAGCTGTGTAAGTATTGCGATTAGATGTACCATTAACAGAGGAGCCAGCAGCTTGCCATCCAGAGCCACCATAAACGTACATGATGTCGGTAGTAGTATTGAAGTACAAAGCACCAGCTATAAGTGCATCACCATCATTGTCTAACGCAGGGGCAGAGGACTTAGCACCAAGGTAGCGATCATCAAAGTCATCATATGATGCAGCTGCATTAGCTTCACTGGTAGCTGCAGCACTTGCTGAGTTAGATGCGTTAGTTGCACTTGTCGCAGCATTAGTCTCTGAGGTAGCAGCATTGGTAGCACTTGTAGCTGCAGCAGTAGCAGAGCCAAGGATTGCATCTACGTATGTCTTATTAGTGAGATCAGGACCATTAGTAGGTGTGTAGGTAGTTGTAACCTTAGCACTACCCATGTCGATAGCACCAGTAAGAGTACCACCAGTAAGAGCTAAGAAGGTAGTGTCAGCATAGTTTTTACTTGCTGCGTCCTGTGCTGCAGTTGGATCACCCAAGCCAGTAATCTTAGATGTACCCATAGCAATAGCACCCGACATAGTACCACCAGTCAGGTTAAGCTTGAGTGCGTCTTGTGTATCAACATAACCCTTACGAGTAAGCGTATCATCTGTAGCAGGTGTCGCTGTTGATGTAGCTTTGTTTGCGCCAAGGGTAATGTCGCCAGTCATAGTGCCGCCAGCAAGAGGCAGCTTAGTAGCAATACTATCTGTAATCGTTGTAGCAAAGTCTGGGTCATCACCCAAAGCTGCAGCTAATTCATTTAAAGTGTCTAGTGTACCAGGGGCCGCATCAACAAGTGCAGCTACCTCTGTGTCCACATAGCCCTTAGTCGCTGCGTCAGAAGAGGCGCTGGGCGTACCAAGACCAGTAACAGTATTGCCACCCATAGTGATGTCACCGGACATCGTACCGCCAGCTTTGTCTAGCTTGAGGGCATCTGCAGTATCTACATAGCTCTTCGTAGCTGCATGTTGAGCCGCTGTAGGATCACTTACGTTAAGCAATGCTGTGCTCGTGAAATCTACAGTACCATTAACTACGAGATCATTCAGAGTTGTTGTACCTGTAGAGGCCGTAACATTACCTGTGAGGTCACCAGTTACATCTCCTGTAACATTGCCCGTTACGTTACCCGTTACATTGCCTGTAAGCGGTCCTACAAGGCTTGTACCTGTGATGGTAGTACCAGTTATAGCTGCAGCAGTTGATGCTCCAATAATAGCACCGTCAATGCTACCGCCGTTAATATCAACAGTCGCCAAGGTTGCTTGTCCAGATGTCGATACAGTTGTAAAGCTACCAGCAGCAGGAGTAGTAGCACCGATAATACCATTTAAGTTACCCGTTACATTCCCTGTTACGTTACCTGTAAGGTCTCCTGTAACATCGCCTGTTACGTCACCAGTGACATCCCCAGTAACATCTCCCGTGAGGGGGCCAACAAAGGACGTACCTGTAATGGTAGTACCTGTGATTGCAACAGGTGTAGTATTACCAATAACTGTGTTGTCCATTACACCAGAGTTGATGTCAGCAGACGTAATAGTAGTTGTGCCTGTTAGTGCAGATGTACCTGTTACAGCAAGTGTACCACCAATAGTGACATTACCTGTTGCATCCATTGTAGTGAAGTCTGCAGCAGCTGGAGTAGTGCCACCAATGACTACGTTATCAATAGTACCACCAAGTACAGTAATGGAGCCAATCTCACCAATACCATCAACGTAAAGATTTTTAAACTTAAGACCAGACGAACCTAGATCAATGTCGTTGTCCGTTACAGGAACAATAGCACCATCCTGAATACGTAGCTGCTCTACTGCAGAACCACCTACCTCTGAGTAAAAACTGACACGATTGTTGGCTGTGTCTACTACTACTTTGTTATTAGCATCAAGGTCTGCAATGAGTGGGACATATGTACCCTCAGCAGATGTACCGTCATGCTTGTGACCCGTGCTGTTGTTAAAAGCATCACGGATAGCATTAAACTCTGCGTTTACTGGTGCAGCCTTAATGACCGCATTAGCGATAATGTCAGCTACGGATTGTCTAGTATACCCTGCCATGTTACAGCCTATCTCCTACTCCAAACGTAATCACTATACCTTGGATGCTATGTGATGCGTTTGTATCATTTGTTACGTATTTTAGTGATGCTGACTTACCAGAACCTGAAATGTTTGTACGTTGAACAGGTGCAGGGTTACCATCAAAGATTGCGGTGCTATCGTACAGAGCTTCGTTATAGTATGCTGCAGCGCCTTGGGTTGTTAGTGTAAAGTTACTGGGGCTAAGTGTATCTACATCTTCGTAGTCGTACAAAGAAGACATGACGATCTCATTGTCACCCTCAGAACGTAAGTACGTAGCTACAGTGTAAAACACCTTACGTTGCTCAGGATCTTGCATGTGAAAGAAGGGCGTCTGGAATACACTAAAGATAGCCTCGCCATCAAACGAGTTACCTTGCTCTTGGCGGTGTACTTTACCGCTGCTATCACCGTGTATTACAAATTCATACTGACCAATGTAGCCAGAAGCTGCACAAGTAGTAAAGACACCAAGCATCTGTCCATACTCAAACTGCAAACCGTTAGGTGTTTGTCTAAAGCCACCAATGATACCCTGACCATCTGCAGCGCCTAGAAAGAAACGAAACTGTGTCTTCTGTCTGATAACTACGGCGTTCAGCTTGTCTAAGTCTACATCAAACACCACATCAGTAAAGATAGACTGGATGTCTTTAGAGACTGTCTCAAGGTTAACGTCACCGATCTTGTCAGTACCACTAATAGGACGTAGACCATCTTGAGAGAGAAACAGCAAGTCACCACCAATCTCAATGATGCTATCTGTAGCCATACAACCTAGATCGTCAGTAACTTCCTCAATAACAAAATCTGCAATGTTGTTACCTACAAGTTTACGTATGTTGTTAGTACCAAAAATATATAGTGCATCACGGAAAGACTTAATAGCTACAATAGGAAAGCCTACATTAATAACACCAGCACCATTAGCTGCACTAAAGTCAGTTTCATCATAAGGAGCAGAGAACCATAAGTTAGTTTTTTCTGTAGCGTCAGACGCAAGAAACATGTGGTTCTGAAATACGTGTGCTACTTTAGGTGCAGAAGGTGCGTTAGTGTGAGTTATCTGCGTGTAAGTTGTACCATTGTAAATAGCTGCAGGATTAACGCCATCTGTAATAACTACTTCGTCAGTACCCCAGTTGTATTTAGTAAACCTAACTTTAGGGTATGTAGATACGTCTACTGATACAGGTGTAGTAATAGTAACCCAAGCAGACGTAGAGGCATTCCAGTAGTACAGATAATTAGAGCTACCTGTGTCGTACCGTGCAGCAAGGATACCATCATGTAATCCGTTGGCTACAGCTACACCAAGTACATTACCAAAACCCGGCACTGTTCCGTAGTCATTACTGTAGCCACTAATCTTACGGTAGCCACCAGTAACAGCAGGCTCGTAGTTAATCAACGAGATAGCTGAACCCGGCTGTGTCTCACCCTGTGATAGCACATCACGACTGGTGTTTAGACCGCCTTGGCAGAAGACCTTAAAGGAGGCTAGATTATCAGCCATTAGTACCCGCCACTAAAAGAGGTTGTACTACCTCGTGTAACTACTGTAGAACGAATAGAAAGGGCATCATCCATCAACACACGGCGCATTGACTTAATGCCATCCTCAAAGTTATTCTGGTGCATCGCAGCACTCTGCTCATTACTACGGAAACGCATCATAAACATCATAGCACCATCAATGAGTACATGCTTGAAGCGATCAGGTATAATTGCTACGTCATTGTACAAAGTAAGATCAGCAGGGAAAGACCAGTATACATACTCTATCTCGTATGCAGCGTTAGGCACAGGCGTAACACCAAACTTCTCTTCAAACGTCTGGTACACCGTAACAGGAGCGCCATCACCATTTACTGTATCGCCTGTATCATCACCTGTGCGGAAGTTCTGAATGTATGACTCATAAGAGATGGGTGACAGTCTACGTGGACCGTTGTTCTGAGAAGCTAATTGCTTAATGTAAAAAGTATCCCAGTCAGCACTAGAGTAGTCTGCAGGGAAGTCATACTGTCTCTGCCCTACTGTAAGTGTCTGTGTGTATGTAGTCTTGAGGAAGGGCCACTCCTGACCGTTCTGTAGAATAAGTCTAATGCTACTATTAATTGCATCCTTAGATAGAGCTTGAACATTACGCACAGTGTCAAAGCCATCACCTGCAGTATCAAGTGTGACTTCATTCATGCGTCTTAGTAATTCATTAACTAGCGATACGTAAGTAGCCATAGAGTTATCCTACCGTTAAGTATGCTGAAGGGCCAGCCTCGCAAGAGACCAGCCCGACAGACTAAGTGATTTAGGCAGCGTTGTA